TTGATGAAATTGGTTCAACTATACTTTTATTATTCTTGATAGATTTGCTTATTTTTTCAATTTCATCAAGTTTATTCAAGTAATTTGCATCTGTCATTTTCTTGAATATATAATCCAATAACTTATCAACAGATGTGTCGCTAGTTAAGTTTGTACTAGCAAGTTTATTGAAGATATACTTTAAATGTCTCTGCTTAATGTTACCTTTTGTAACCATACTCTTGATGAGTGTGGATATTTTCTTGATGTTTTCTTTTATGTTTGCTTTTGCTCCTCTTGCAGCTTTTGCTTCAAGTCTAATCTGATCCTTTAACGCAGCCATTTCATCAACCTTAACCATCTTAGGCGCAAGCTTCTTTGTAATAGCTTTAGCTGCCTTAGCTGCTGGACTAACTTTAACTGAAGGAAATAATGATGTATAGTTAGTATACCCATTATCTTTTAGGTACTTTTTAATAACTGTATTAGCAATACCATTAGCTTTACCAATTCTTACAATATCAGCTGCAGACATTCCATCAGTTGCTTTTTGGAATTTAGTACCAGTTTCTGCACTGCCTATTTTTTGCCCTTTAAGCAACTGAACAGCACTAGCTTCAGCAAATTCACTTACAGTCATTTTAGATAACTGCTCTGGAGTTACATCAAGTAATCCTAACTTATCTTTAATGCTCTTCCAGAATTCTTTCAACCAATTACCTATAGCTGAATTAGTTTTAATTAGCTCAGCTCCTTTTTCTCCAGTCAATTGTGTTAAAATCTCTTCAAGTAAAGCGTCTCCTTTTAAATCTGGTTGAGTTGATTTAACGTAATCAATTACACCTTTTATCTCACTTTTATCATTATCTAATTCAGATTTAACTAAATCAATTCCTTTATTGTAAAGTTCCTTATTGTTTTCCTTTAGCCAAGAATTAAATAAATGCGAGAATTCATGAATAGGTGTCTCTGGATTTAAGTTATCAGAGTTTATATAAACCTCACCATTATGAACGAATCCGTTTGTTATTAACTCAACTCCTTTTTTAGCTAATGCTTTTTGGAATTGAATTTGCTCTTCAATAGTAATTGCATTTTCATCAAATACTACATATTCAACATCATTATCCTCATATCCTATATTACCATCAACACCAGCTCGCATTAAAAATTCTGAAACATCTTGTTCTGGTGATTTATTTTTACCAAATAAAGGAACGAGGCTGAAATAAAAGTCTCTTCCATTTGACCCTTTCAAAGTTTTTATCTTATCAAGATAAGGGCTTTTTTCTAATTCTGCTTGAGCTAAAATATTTTCATATAACTCACCATCGACAGGTTGTTTAAAATCTATCCAATTACCATTATCTTTAATCGTTACAAAGTACATGTAAGCTGGATATTGATTTGCTTGTATTCCGTTTTCTAATACTTTTCTAGCTAATTTTCTAGTTTGAAAAGATGAATCAAAAAATTCTGTTACATAATATGGCAGATCATAATTTCCTTCTTCTATATCTTTTTCATTTAATTTACCTTTTCTTAATTCTTCTTTTAAATAGAAATCTTTTGAGCTAAATCCTTGTTCTTTTTCAGATTGTGATAATTTTAATAATTCTTTTGTAAAAGCTATTCTGTTATCACCTACTTTATCATATATTCTTGATATTTTATCATATAATTCATCAGAAAAAACACCTTTTTGTTTAATTATTTCATCTCCTATGGTGTAATTTACGTTGCCAGATAATTGTTTTGCATATCCTTTAGCTCTATCTTCTTTTGAAGTAAAATAAAATCCAGCGCCGCTTCGCATAGCTTTAACTCCTGTTCCTATTTTTTCTGATGAAAATCTAACAAAATTTTGGGCACTACCATGCCACACAGAAATCTGTTTAGCTACATCTGCATTTACACCAAGTGACTTAAGCTTATTCTCTATCTGCTTAGAATTAAGCATTGATACTTTCTTAGCTAATCCAGTTTTCTTAAGTATGTTAATTACTTTAGTAACAAAAGTCTTATTACTTTTAGCTAATAAATTCTGAAGTCTAACCATTTGATCTGCCTCAGATTCTTCAGCTACCGTTACAGATTCTTTTGGGCTGTATTCAAATTTATTTTCACCAACTTTTTTAAATCCGTTTTTCTCGTAAAAATTACCCAATCTTTCTAAGTCAGTCTCTGGATCTAATTCATTTGTAGCATCTAAGACTATTTTTTTACCTATTCTATCAGCCTCAGACTTTACTTTTTCAAGTACTTTTGTTCCTATTCCTTTTCCTCTATCTTCTTCTTTTACATAGATAGCAGTCAAACTTAAATCATTTCCTTTAGGAGTTAACAATATACTTGCATCAGGATTTACTTCTGATACATTATTGCTCACTTCTTGCGCTATGGTATAGTTTTCTTTTTCTGTACTATTCTCTACCTTTTGGGTGTTATCTACAATAGTTTGTTCAGGTCCTAATACTTTTTCAAACGCATTAACTAACTCTGGATTTGTCCCATTTTGTTTCGCTTTATGATATCTTTCTGACAAATTAGTGAAGTAATCTAAATCTTGTTCAGTAGTCAATGGGAATAGTTCTCCAGACTCATCTTGAATTTGCTTAACTAGATCAATATTAAGTGCTCTAGCTGTAGACTCAACATTACTTAACGGGTTTTCTTCTGTGACACCTTCTTGGGTAACTTCTTGCCCTTCGAGGCTTTGTCCCATTCCTTCACGTTGACCCCCTGTTTCTCCAGCTTGCTCTTGTTCGCGTGGAAGAACTTCCTCTGTGCTTCGCTCTTGTACGGCATTTCCTTTTAGTTTAGTGTATTCATCTCTAGTTACGGTATATACGTAATCATCTGTTGTTTTTCCAAATCTACCAACCTTAGAGGTTCCTCTATATCTAGCTCTATCTCTAAACTCGGTTGGAACTTGATCCAATCCTCTAGCGGTAATACGAATTTCTCCTTTAGCATCATCTTCAACAAGTTGTTTCATCTCATTGTCGATATCAACTATACGTTGCTTTTGATCTTCAACTAATGAAGGTTCTTTTCCTTCAATCTCACTTTGTAACTTTTGTTTTTCTTCAATCAACTTCATTGCTTCTTGCTGATTGGTCTCTAACATATTAGAAGGTACTTTTCCTAATAATGCTTTAAACTCACCAACAGCTCGCAGCTTAGCTTTTGCTTCAGGAATTGACATTTCTCCTTGTATAATCTTTGACTTCAAGTCATTCTTAAACAAGTCTTGCAAGTCTTCGTCAGTTGCAATTTTTTTAGATAAACCAAAGTTCACAGGATCACTTAACTGTTGCACTGTAGTTCCTAAGTTTGACATTGCATTTACAGTTGCCCCAGCAAAAGATCCGACTAAGAATTCTCTTAATGCAGTTTTACCAAATGTACCCCAATCTTCTTGGAACACATCTTTATCTTTATAAATTTCGTATAAATTCTTAATTTCTTGTTCAGCAGCAGATTGAGATACTTCAACTCCACCTTCTATAATTCCTTTTCCAGCTACTTTAATTAATTTATCTGCAACGACTTTCTTCATATCAGCATATATAGCTGTATTCATCATTTCCATTGTTGCACCTTTTGGAAGACCAGACAATAATCTAGCTACACGTTTAGCAACAAATCCTGAAGCAACCTTACTGCTAGTAATCTTTTCTAATCCATAAGATTCTAATGCTGCTGTAGCTGTAGCTATAGAGAAAGATAGTTTTCTTTTATCATCATCTGATATATCTAATCCACTCATTGAATCATAAGAATTCGAATATCCTATACCGAAATTATATATAGCTCCTGGAGCCCTTGACATTACTTTAGCTGCAACGCCAGTTAGCTTTGATGCGGCACCTCTTGTTGCTAAAGTAGCTAGAACAGCTGGAGCCTGCTGTATTAATGAAACTACAACACTATTCATTAAGCTTCTATCTTCAGATGCTGTAAATTCAGATGTTGTATTAGTAAATACCTTTGCTATATTGTCCTTAACTTCCTGGCGATCTTCTGTTGTAATTGGACTTTCATCAAATGCCAATCCATATAATCCTTGATACACACCCATACCAGAGTCAATAATAGCATCTGTTAATGCTCTTCCATACATCCCAGCAACTGTTCCTGTTTTTTCAGCAACAAGTTTACTAGCTATAGTTGATGTTGCTTGAGATTGAACTAAATAGTTGATATGAGAGGAATCTTTTTTAGTTTGATTATATACTTCTTTAAGTTCAGCTGCTTTTTGCTTTAATTCCGCTTCTTTTATAGCTCTTTCTTCTTCACTATATGTGTCGTAGTTAGCATTAAAGTCAGCCATATCATTATCAAACTGCTCACTTAATCTTAATGAAAGCTTGTTTCTCAGATTTATATCTTTGATTTCATTATTTACATAAACCTTATTAACTTTATTTTGTTCAGCTATAGCCGCTGCAGTTAAATCACCTTTAAATACTTTTGATGATCCATAAATCTTAGCCTTACGTGCTTTTTCATCTTGAATTTCACGCATATTAAGTCCAGTCTCTTTTTCTAGATTCTGTATTCTTTCATTCTTTTTCTGTTGGTCTAAGTTTTGCTGCAATTCAGTTTTAGGTAAATTCAGTTTACCTGCTTCTAAATCAGCTAATCTTTTAGTTTCATCAACATAAGCATTTCCAGTTCTGTCAAGAGCTATGTTTTGGTATTTCTCAGTAAAAGAAACTTCTTTTTCCTTTTCTTTTGTCAATGCATTTTGACTTAAGTAAGCCTTTAGTATAGCAGCATTATTTGCATCTTTCTCATCATCCCAAGAATCCATATTTATAGTAAGAGGTTTCACGCCTGGAATAGATGATCTAACAATCATTTGATCACCTAAACCTTCTTCAAATTTAAAACCTAAATTACCATATTTGTTAGTAAGATAAGGAACAGCATCTCCTTCGTCTCCTCCAATCAGATTTGAATTTATATCTTTGAATCCTATCTTAGCATATTCTTGTTTTGCCTTAACAACATCAAGACCTGCATTTTGTTTGAATTTACTATTTAAAGCTTTAATTGATCCTTCATTTGTGATAGTTGTCCAGTCAGAGTACTCTCCTTTTTCATTTGGAATACTACGTTGCCAGATGTTATCTACTATGCGGTATTTATTCTCTTCTTTACCAGTGAATCCTGTGAATACTTTGGCTTTAGCTATATCTTTGTATTTTTCTGCAACCTCCCCACCATCTACACCTTCAATGGATATTACTTTAAAATTCGCTTCTTTTGGCATATTATAAGCAGTTAAATCCTCATCATAATTAGCCTGACTCTCTAATACTTTAACACGTTTAGCAACGTCACCCTTTGTTAGCGGCTGGAATTTAGTCCCGCCACTTGGATCAACGTACCATTGTCCGTTTTCCTTCTTGTAATTTGCCTTTAAGTTCGTTGGGAACTTATATATCCCGTTTGGTCTTGATGAATCCGATGACTGTTTTTGAGGAGTCTCTGTAGTACCCGAAGAACCAACCGAAGGCTTTGATGCCTGTGTAGGAACTTTTTTTTTTAAATTAGTCTTCACCTGAAACTGATTATAGTCTAATTTCTTAGAAAACTCAGAATCACTTTGAGCTAAAAAATCATATAGTTTTTTAGAGTATCCGCCATCTGTGGATAACTTATTTATAAATTGATCTTCTGTTAGTTTCTTAGAAAACTCAGGATCATTTTGAGCTAAAAAACTGTAAAGTTTTGATGAATATTCTGGCATATTATTAATATTTATTATGTTGGTACACTACCTGGAGTTATTTTTGGTTTAGCACCCTGTTTAGCTTTTGGGGTTTTTGCATTTCCTTTATCAATAGTTGGATTACCTCTCTTAGTTACTCTAAACAAAGCTCTAGCCTCGTTAGCTAAGTCTTTTGCTTCTGCTTCATCTTCTGTTCCATATGCAAAATTCTGTAGCTCAGCTGGGCTTTTAGCCGTAAAGAAAGGCTCTGTTTCGCCTATTTTAGAAACTTCAATATATCCTTTTGAATTCTTTCTGTATTCATAACTTCTATTCAATCCGCTAAAATCATTTAAAATCTTACCGTCAGAACCTCTATTATAAATAATCTTATTGCTACTTATAAATTCACCAGGACTCCATCCAAAAGCTTTTAATGTAGATATATATCCATTTTTAGCTGTCTCTTGTCTTTGTCCAGCTGATGCCGATGCTTTAGCTGCTGCAGTAACGCCTGACCCGTATCCAGGAGCAAAATCAACTTCACGTTTAAATCTTTGCTCTATCTCTGCATCAACTAATTTTTGAGCCGCCTTTAATTGATCTGGAGTAAGCTTAGCATTCATTCTACCATCTTCATTCTGCTCCATTAAAATTAAATCAGCTTCAGTAGCAGACGGATTGTTTTGTTGTAACTTCTCTAATGCTTTTTGTTTATTGCTACCATCTTTATCTACAAAATAATAACCAAAGTTACCATAGTCCACTAAAATAGAGGCAGTACTTCTCGGGTCTGCTAGTATTGTATTTACTAATTTATTCTTATTTTGAGTAAATGTAGGACTCATTCTTATGTCCGTTACAGTTCTATTCTTCCAATCAGGGAACTTTTCAGTACCAGTAGTAACCATACCTACTAAATCAACTTTATCAAATCTACTGTTCATTAGATTATTTAATGAGTTGATATTTTGATATGCTCCAGTAGGCTGTCCTTTATCATCTAGTATAGATAGCGATATGGATCCATTATCATCAAATGTTATAGCTTTGTTGCCTATGTCATTTAACTGACCGAAATACTCTATTATGCCTATTTCTATTTCAGATGCTTTATCTGTTTCTTGACGCTCTAATGCTTCTGAATATCTTTTATCTATATTCGAAATATAATCAGCCGTATTCTTCCAATTAGTACTAATGTCAGCCATGGAAGCTTTGTATTGAGCTCTGCTGATTCTGCCATTTCGCATATCATTATTTAACTGAACTATCTTGTCTCTTCCAGAAAAAGAAGCGTTCATTAATAGCTTATCCATACTTTGGTTGGATAAATCTATCTCCTTACCTACTACTTCTTCGGCTGATTTTTTAAATTGTTCATTCTCTGCTCTACGTAATTCACGCATACCAGACGCTACCGCAATACCAGATGTTAAACTAGCAGCAGCTTTAGTCCAATCGACTAACTGACCATTTTCACCACGATTGGAAACGTATAGGTTTAATTCGTTTTGAGCCATTACTTAACGTATTTACGGTATTTCAATTTATCTGGATATAGCCTAGCTAAGAATGCGCCTTTTTGCGTTGGATCAGTTAACTTTTCAAATTCAGCTTTATCAACTGCACTTAACTTTTCAATATCGCTATAGTCCCATTTCTCAATAGCACCTAACGCTCCAGCGGCTGTTCCAAGTGCAGAGAATGCACTTCCAAGTGCTTGGTTTCCTGCTAATTCAGCATCAGCCATTTGTTCAGCTGCAGCACTTGCCTCAGCAGCTCCAATATTAAAGTCACGTTCAGCTGCTCTAGCATTTATACCAGTTTGCGCTTCAGCTTGAGTCATGTCGCGTTGGTATCGCATTTGATCTAAATTCGCAGCTACATCTAACTCAGCACCACGTAGTCCTTGATTAAGTGCTGTAACACCACCAATAACACCTTCAGCTCCTGCACCTTGCAATGCCGCTAATGTATCAGCACCTTGTTGACTGATTTGTTCCATAGCCATTTTAGACCCTAGTGTTGGAGTCTGTACTGCTGCAAATGGATTCTGTTCTTGTATTGCTTTTAATCTATTAAGAGCTAATTCTCTAGCTTTCGCGGCTTCCTTGGATAATTTTTGTTGCTGTGAATATTGAACTAAACTAGCTCCAGCTGATAAACCTCCTATTACTGCGCTTGTAATTGCTGCCATATTTAATGTTTATGAACTTCAAAGTTACGAAAAATTATAGTACTTTAATCATCTCAGTGCAATTAGAGCTACCTGTAATGAATTCACACTCACTAAAATTGTTGATTAAACTTTGAGATTTTAATGAAGTATACGCAACTTTAACACCTGCGCGTTTTGCTAATAAAGATAATTCATTGATAAGGAACGTAATAGCTTCCTTTCTGTTTTCTTTTACTTCAGGATTACTTACAATGAATTCAATCCAGCACATGTTACTGTTAGTGAAGTAAATGAATCCAGCGCATGCATCTACGCCATCCTTCGATACCATTATACCGCCCTTGCCATTATGAGGAAGAGAGTCTTTAGGTGGAGCGGAGAATCTCCACCACTTCCACCATTTTACTAAAGTATCGTAATCTAAATCTTCTAATAATCTAAACTCCATAACACAAAGTTACGGAAAAGACTTGAAGATAGATGATTCTACACCAAATAATTCTATATAATTTGTGTTTGTAACGTCAGACTCTAGCTCTAGATTTAGATAGAACCCTCTCATTCCGTATGATTCAGCAGCTTTGTTTTTAGCTACAACAATGAAATCAGCAGCAGTAACTGTACCTCCAGACAATACAACTGTATTGGCTGTATAAGAAACTATATCTCCAACATATACAAATGCATTCGCTACAATTTTATAGATACGATCACCAACAGCAATAGTAGTAAGGTCAATGTTAGTAGTAAATGTTATGGTAGGTGATGCAAATGATAGTACTGTTCCTAGACCCATTGTTGAACGTAACTTGGAGTCATCGTCGCTTATCACCAAACTATCTAGTCTTCTTAAGTACGATACGAAATCGTCCTCTTTCTTAACAAAGTATGTATGTGGATTGTATCCTTGACCCATATCAGTATCATACGTAGCTGACCACGCGTCATTACTATCAATAGCCAACGTCTTGAACATTTTAGTTTCAGTAGGCGCGTCGTTAAGAACTGTCTTAATTTTAGACGGATAGTTAGTACCATAGAATTGATTTCTACTTTGATTGGTATCATGAGAATAAATCTCACCGTTCTTAAACGTGTAAAGTCTATTCTTAAATCCAATCATCCAATCAGGATGATATGAGTACCTTGAAACCCAACCTGGTGTCCCTCCGTCTCTTCCGTTATCAAATGATAATGTTTCTAACATGTGTGAGTTGCTATTACTGTTCCGTATTCGTCTACTTGTACTGAATAAGTAGATGCATCAATATTATACCAAAGTTTTCCACCGTTAAATACAGTAGTTCCTTTCATATCTACAAAGATAACATCATTTAACTCAGGAATTAACGATGTCTTACTATTGTGATATAACAAATCGTAACGCGGTGTTAATGAACAAGCTAAAGCTCCAGTCTCCATAAAGTCATTGACGTCAATTGCAAATGGAGTCATATTAACTTGAGACTCAACAGCAATATCAATAGTAACCTCCAATGAGTCACCTACGCAGTTAGCCGCAATAACAGTTAACGACCAAGTTCCTGTAGATTGAGTCTGACCGCTAAGAACTCCATTACTAAATGTTATTCCGTTAGGAAGACCTGCCTGTTGATATAAGCCTACTAACTCAATAGATCCTGTTCCTGTAACTAAAACAGGAAGCGCTGCTCCATATACTGTTTGCGTTTCTAACGCGCTTACAGTAACTCTTTGAGCGTCTCCATTAACGTCAGTATACGTGAATATAGCTCCCTTTTCATTTCCACTCAGCAAGTACTCATTAAATAGAGTTACAATGCTCCAAGATGTCGGATTGTTTTCAGCTTCAAATTCTATATTTACAGCTTGATTCTGAACTAATGTAATATCACCTTGCGTAATTACAGGTACAAGCGTTTCAGTACATGCTACTGTATCTCTATTAATTACATTTCCTTCTGTATCCAACTGAACGTAAATTGCAGTCGGGCTAGGCACAGCCATGAGTGTTGGGCTTACTACATGATACGAATTAGCTCCATCATATAGTGCAGTACCGTTTGCATTCGTAAATACAATATCTCCAGCTTGTGGAATTGACGCTGATCCATTATGCCATACGTTATTGTTAATCGCGATTTGCGATCCTACGTTACTTAACGTACCATCATCATCACAAATGTAAAATCTAGTGAGCCCTGGGAACGTTGGTGTAGATGTAAAAGTCATTGCTAATGCAGTTGTGTTAGAGAACACAAGTTTAGCTTCATTTAACTCTCCAGAGTATTTAAAAAACTTCAAGTTACCTGAAGTTGATCCTACTGATACTCCTGAGTCATCTACTATTTCACCATTGTAAAATAACACAACTCTACCTCCAGCTCCGCTAATTGAGTAAGCTACATTAACATTTCCTACCGACTCTGTAAGTGGAATATTAATTACCTTGTTTTCAATAGCTGAAGATCCGTAAGATATTGTATCTCCAAGATCAACTATATTAGTAAAATCAAACACAATATAAAGTGCTATGAAGTCATTTGGATTGTTGTAAACAAAAGTACCTTGGAGTCTATCTCCAATAACACTCAACGATATCTCAGTCCCCTGGTCTATTATTTGCTCTCTGTTTAATCCAACTGTGTTAGATACCAAGTAGTAACACTTATTATTTAAGTTAACATCTAGTCCATCAGCATATACTGTAACTGTATCTCCTACAGCTGGATAGATATCACTACCTCCAACACCAATATTAGACTCATATAAAGTAACTCCATTGTCGTTTCTTTCTGCCGTGAACGTATATTCTACGCTACTTCCGTACTTATAGCTTTCTGATAATCGCATCGTCTCCTACATTATTATAAATTACATTCAATATGTCTATAACCTTACCGTTCGTTTGTGTCAATGTAAAACTATATGTTGTACCACAAGCGATAACATTTACTCCTATTTGCCTTGAAACTCCAGTAGTATTTTCAGCTACAGTTCCTCTAATTTGTCTGTCTCCAAATCCACTTGTTTGGTTTAACGTTAACCATGATGTACCGAATCCTATGTCCACTAATTGAAGAGCCCATCCTAGTGTAGCCGACAAGTAAAATAAATTTAAGTTAGTTGCAGCTACTTTGGAAATAGTCTTAGTGTTCGGGTCTATTTTAATCTTACAAGGTAGAACTGAATCATCATTTACTGTCAAGATATACACTTTGTTGTATGGATCGTACATACCAATCTTCTGAGTATTTAAGTTTGTGATAAACAAATTCTTGAAGTAAAACTCCATACCAAGTGCTGAAGCTTCAGTTATTTGGTTTCCATTAAGTTGTAAAACTACACCGCGATATGCGTCAGTGAAGAATATATCATCACCCCAAGTAGAAAAACTCTCAGGATTATTTGATATACCATACTCGTAAGGATATGCAATCTGAGTTCCTAGTACTTCTGGAACAGTTACAACTGATCCACCACCAACAGCATCGGATATTAAGTTTTTACCAAACAGAACAGAACTTACTTTATTCTCTTGGAACGTAAGTAAATCAGTGTCACGAGCGTAAATAAGCTGAATTGAACCGAATGACTTGTCAAGGTATTTAAAGTTAGCTACACTCAAATTAAATTCATTTAATCTGTTGATAGATGTAGTTTCTCTGTAAACGCCACTATAAGTAAGCGCCTCTTTATTATGTCTCTCCTCGTAATCTTCAATAACTGAAGTAGCTCTAGGAGAATATTCTAAAGTTGATTGGTTGAAGTCGTCCTTAATTCTGTTTGACTCCTGACCGTTACCCCAAGTATATGCATTGTAATTGCTATTCTTATTCTTAGGATTATTAATTATAACTACAGCAGGATTAGTAGTCGTGTTCAATTGGTTTGTGTCAATTGAATTGTGAGCAACTTCACCTGGAGTTACAGGACCTGATCCTGGGAATAAAACATCAACAACTATTGTGTACATATCTGGTACACCAATAACGGTTAAGGCTCCATTCAATGCGGGTACAGATGTAGTAACATAAACTGTTTCTCCTATCTCAAAGTCATGAGGATAAGATGGAGTTAGTTGTTTTAATGCAGTCTTACCATTTAAAATAGGACTAGATGAAGTGAAGTAAGTATAATCTTCATAATCCCATTTCACTCTGTGATTTCCTCCATCAACTTTGTATGTTCTAGTTAATTCATGGAATATCTCTAAGTCATTTTGCTTAGGTATAGTTTCCATAATTGTAGGGGCATCTTGTTGTTGTATCTTAAATGCTACTTGGATGTGATTTTGTTCATCATTATCATTGCTATAACCATATCCAGCTATAAACATTCTAACTGGATAAGCCATTGTTGTTGCATCAGCTGACAATCCTTGCCAAACAGAGTTAGACGGATCGTTACCGCCGCCACCACCATAGTTTATTTCGTAGTAAGATCCTCTTCTAAATGAAACTCGTTTTGATCCAACATTATTACCGTTTGAATCATGCTGTATGAATATTTGATATGCTCCAGATTCTACAAACCATTCTTCAATATTTGCATACGTTCTATCTGAAGGAGGAAATTGTTGCTGCTGTATATACGCGTTTGAATTATATCTATCCTCAATTATCTGAAGTATTATAATAGCTCCAATATTAATAGGTCTATCAATGTCAGCAGTCTGACTTGGAGACCAGGAAGCCCCAGGGATAATTGCGTATCCACCAACTGCTCCATTGTTAATTGAAAGCATTTTAGATAGACCTATTCCCCCAAAATAATTATTAGATGGAATTGGTCCTTGACCCGAATAAATAGGTCCTCTACAACTTACCTTCCACTTATCACCAACTATAAATCCAGTAGATGTTGAAAATCTTATATTATAGGTTGTACTATTTCCTGCACTATTTAATATAGGTATATTTGTATTAGCAACAATTGGAACATTTTGCTGAATAAAAGGACCTGTACCATCAATATTTGTAGTATATCTGAATGTTGTTGGAGAGTCTATCTCAATTGTATATCTAGCATCAACAACTCCTAAGTATTGATTATTATTTGATACACTTAAAACAGAACCATTACCAGAACCATAAAATATAGGATTATCAGCACAATTAAAGGAAATATTCACTGGATCTGACGCTATTTCTGGAGTTCCGCCAGTTCCATTAGTACTATTCACACCATCTCCAATAGAGGTGTAGTTGTATAATGAATTAGGATCAAACTCACCAGCGTTATCAACTTTAATTTTCAAGTACAGCCCAGCGTATTCGCTAATTGTTGTAGATGAAATAAAGTTAGCTTCTTTCAACGCAATCTCTAATACTTTGTATTGTTTATTGTTGTTTGTAATTCCATTCGCATCAGCCTTGAATGTAATATATTCTCCCACAGAAACTTTATCTCTATCTGACTCATTTATTAAGAAGTAACGGTAGTTACCATCTTTGTAGAATAGTATTGGAAATAAGTTGTAATAGTTATCTTTAGATTGCTTAATAACCAAACGCCAATTCGTAGCCCAAACAGGAGCAGGGCTTTTAATAGTAACCTTAATCCCATTAGCTGTAGCTGAATTTGTTGGAGGTATAAATATCGTATTATTAGGAGTGTCCATAACAGTCGACATTCTTCCATACTCATCCGTATACACAATACCAATCTCGTAATCTCTATTTGATCGTAAAGTATTCAATGGATTAGTAACGGTAGGGAATATACCATCAACATTAGAAACAACATCTAGTTTAAAACTAGCGTCTGTAACGTCATAAAATTCAGTATAGTTACCAAACATCAATCGACTACCTACAATGTCCTGAGCTTTAGCCGTAAGTGGCACATTATCGAATAGTCTACCTATTTGATCTGACGGCAGTGTAGAGTAAGTTTTATTGTTGCTAAATTTATTGAATGTATATGAAGTTTCATTTGCAATATTTAACTCTTGCTTATTAAAACTTCCAACAATAAATATGTTTTTACTTCTTGAGTCCAGCATAATCAACTGAACTTCTGTTACAAATTGATTTCCAGTCTCGAATGAAACATCTACGTAGTTATACTTATTTTGCATTGATACATTGTATCCTACTTGTGGATCTACATTGTAATTACCTGGAGCAAATGCAGCAGGTGAAAATGGACTGATTGAACTGTACTCATTATCAATGTACTTGAATCTGTAAGCGAAGTACAAGAATTTATCTGACATATTGTTAGATTGAGTACCGTCATTACCCATAGCGATGTATGGAGCGTTAAGTGGCGGTCGTAAAATAACATTAATATCGATATCTATTCTTGGATCATTTACGGCATAAGTTCTTGCGCGAGATATATTTATTCTTCTAGGAGGGTTTAATCCATCAGTAAAGAACAATAGTCCATTTATGATGTTTATTCCCGTCACAATATAAGTTAAATCAAACCCAAGTTGAGTTGATCCACTTATTCTATTTGACTGTAAAATTCTTGATACAACTCCATTGATTGTATTCAGCTCAAGTATTGCATCACACTCGTCTGATGATAACAACCAATAAATACAATCGATATCCTCAGCGTCAATAGCTCCAATTGTTCTTGCGTTTGTAAGTCCAGATGGAAATCCCAATACAGAAGCAGTATTACCAATTTTGGTATTACCTAATATATTTTGAACCGAACCTACGTCTGAGTCTTTAGAAGACCCTGGAATAATATTTAATGCATCAACGTACTGACCGTTAGGTATTACACGTTCATCATAATCTTTATTCATCACCCCAGCGGTGAAATTTCTTGAAACTTCCATTATTTAATCCATTTAGATTGATTTCTTAATACCATCAATAGACGTGATGGATGCATGTTGCTTAGACGTATCTTAGCATTACGCAACTTAGCTGTCTTTTCTTTACGCGCTCTACTTACAACGTACTCTTGGACACCGAACTTATTGTCAAGTATAGCCCATTTCATGTACGCGTAAACAGCATCCTCAGCTAATTTATTTATAGAAATCTCTCCATCGTCTCCTTTTTCCATACCATCTGATATGTACTCAAGAACTACGTTTTCATCTGGTATTACTGAACTGAAGTTAATTACTCCACTTTTATTGTCTATTCTGAATGTAACATTACCATTAGATGTCTCAGGATCAGCTCCGAATATTCCACCTACTTGTCTAGTAAAATACCAATCTCCATCAACAAACCAACCGTACTGACCATTGTACTTGCCGTCTCCAACATAAATTCGTTGAGTATGACCTTCCAATCGTTCCATATCTAACTTAGATGCAGTCTCAATAACATTACCATTAATATCAAATACGATATCAAGGTTGTTATCTTGCAAGTAAGAGTTAGAGTAGTTCGTTTGTTTGTTTTCAATCATTGGGAATAGCACTCCACCTCTCTCATAACTAATACGAACATAGTTCACATAGTCAGGAGGAAGAATCATTTGAAGTGTATCATTGATAGTTAACTCAAGAATCTTAATGTTACGTAACGCATCGTAATTCAACTCCTGAATAGCTCTCTTTGCATGAAACAAGATGTTATATCTGTCCACGTTGTTGATAAGCTTATCGTTACCAACGTACATCAACTCAAAATTTGTAACAATATCCTTTAGTGATACGTATTGATACGAACCCCAATTTACATTGGTAGGAATGTTACCTCCATTTTGGTAGTACTGAAAATCTGTAATATATCCCATTATTGTTCTTGCTTATCTTGTATTTCTTCTGCTTTAGCCATCTGCACAACTTCATTCTCTCTGATTGAAACCCCAGCTAACTGTAATATTCTTATGATCAAGTTCATCTCATCACTCAACGGCAATTCAAAGTCTTGGTAGTCAATTGCTGCTGGATTGAATAAAGGAGAGTCATTAACCGTTACATATGTCCACTTCGGATCAACAGGGTATCGTAAGTAATTTGCTGTAACTAACGTAGTGATAGTTGAAGGATACACAGTTAAGTCAGTTGAACTCAACGTGTAAGCTGGATATAAAACAGACGGAGCGGTTAATGGAGATCCAAGTAAATATAGAATCTTACCATGCGTAACCTTCTCAATCTCAACACTTCCGTTGTATGTCAAACGCTCCATTTTATATAAATCAGTTGGAGCAGGAAATGTACCTGTACCAGAATTATACGTAAGCGGTGCAGCAGGAACATTGAAGATATCAATTACAGCTTCTAATCGTTTTTTAATATCAGCATATTCACTACCATATATCCTCGCATTGGTCTTTTGAACAGCCATGGCGTAGCTAGTGAAGTACTCTTCGAATATCTCACGTTGCGCCTGAATTGCATAATTATTGAACTCATCTGGAGTTATGTATCCATTGTTGTCCTTATTGATTATGTCAAGTACGGTATTTCTTACACTATTAATCATAATACAAAGATAAAACAAAAAAAGTAAAAAAGCCCATGAACTAAATCACGGGCTTTCAAAGTTATATAAAAATATGTTACTCTAACACTTTAGTCAACTGAACATAAAGGTCTTTTCCTTCATTTGATTCAAGGTACGACTCTAAAGCAGTGTAAGCATCCATATCCATAGGAACGACCATTAATCGTTTTCTATTCTCAGGGAAGTTGTTGTAAATTTCTTTACCACCGTTTCTCAATGATAACCAACCAGCAGAGATTGCTCTACGAGCTAAGTTTTGCTTCTCTAAAGATGGATCATCAAATAAGTCCAATACTGACATTGGGTCGCGTTGCGCATATTTCATCATATCACGACGGATCTCATTACTTGTCATGTTGTCGACTTTGTTTCCAATCAATACACGAGCAACTGATTCTAAAACATTGATATCGCTATCTCTTGTTTTAACTAGCGCGTCTGTAGCAACTTTCAACATGTCAACTTCTTCTTCAGCAATTTTCTCGTGGTTTAATTCCATGAACTTCTCTCCATTTGCTGGGTGAATATCCATAAAACTTTTTAAACCAATTTCAGATTCATTAACAATTAATACGCCATCTTTGAATTCAATTGGCTCAAGGATAACCTCTCCCTCTTGCTCATCAACGAATGGTGACTCATGATTTCTTGCGTAACGAATAGCTCGGTATTTACCTTTTTCGTCTTTTGCGATTAAACGCGTTCTTGTTGTATCTCTTGATGCTAAGATAAAGCTCATTGGCTTTGCATCACCTTTTAAGACATAGATTGTCTCTGACTTTTTTGTTTTCATTTGATATGATTTAAAATTAATCCCCTGTTGCCAAGGGATTTTGTTATTAATAGTTTAATTAAAAACCTTAGTATTAACGCATTTTTTTAGGAGCAGACTTTTTAGCGACAGGCTTATTAGCAGCAGCGTAAGCAGCAGCATTAGGATAAGTAGAAGCAACCTTAGCAGCAACTTTAGCATCAGCATAAGAAGTAGCTTTTTTAGGAGCAGACTTTGCAACAGGTTTTTTAGTTGTTTTCATGTTTTACTTGTTTTTAAAAAAAATAAAATTTAATAAAAAGAGAGGGACACTTAAGCCCCTCTCTAGTTTTTATGTTATGCGTTGAAAATAACGTAGTTATTAGCACCCATTGTACAAAGAGCACGCTCTGACAAGAAGTTAACTTGCATAGCATCCAAATCGCTAGTTTGTGCACCACCAGCTGAACCTGTCATCCAAGTTTTGTAACGACGGTTTTCTGTTTCAGAAGCACGGTAACGAACGTGTAAGAACGGACGTTTAGCGTTTTGACCTAATACTTGATCATAAACAGTCATTGTTCCAGCAGGAACTAATACACCGTTTACAGCACCACCTGTGATACCACCACGTAATGTAGCGTCGTTTAAGTATTTCCAGTCAGTTTTGTAGAACTCGTATCCACGTTTGAATCCTTTGAATCCTAAGTTCAATGCCATGTTCTCATCGTTATCGAATAAACCGTAAGAAGTACCGTTTACACCGTAAGAGTTTTGAGCAGCTAACATATCGTCGATGTCAAAAGAGAATTGACGGTTAACGAACAATACATTCTCTTGGATTGAACCTTGTTTGTCCAAACGTTGGATGATTGTATCCCAGTCAGTCAATGCAGTTGGATTACCACCAGACCAAACGTTACCTTTAGTATTGATTGCTTCGAACAAACCTTCAGTACCTTTGTTACCAGCGTCACCAGCTACAGCGATTGCACCTGAACCTGTCTCAGCAGGAACACCTTCAATCATTGCCATCTCTAAGTAATCATCGTAACGTAAACGAGTTTCGTGCTCAGATTTCAAATACCACAAGAATCCAGAAGCACCATTCTCTGTAGTTACCTCAACCCATCCGATTTGTGCCATATCAGAACCTGATACTTCGTACTTATCTTTGATGATGATTGGAGATACCTCACGGATTGATGGATCAGCCTCTAAAGACCCGTTCATTCCATTTGACCCTTTTTTGAACTCAGAACCGTAAACGAATGCAGTTGATGTAGCAGCAGCAGCGATAGTTTGACCTCCAGCAGCGTAGTAAGCTACAGTAAATGTCAATCCTGATACAGCTGTAATGATAGCTTTGTCAGATGCAGTACCAGCGTTAGCTGATAAGAATACAGTTTGTCCAACTCGGAAGTTACAAGCTGTAATACCAGCGTCAGCAACAGTCCAAGTAGCAGTGTCAGCTCCTGCGATAGCAGCTGTAGTAACAGATACATATTTAGTATGTAAACGTCCTTGCTCTTCCCATTTGATCAAATCTGATGTAGATGGTAACTCAGCACTTACTTGACGTAAGAAAGAGTTGATTGAGCGATTACCGTACTTTTCGAATTCTTTTTCGTAAGTATCAGGTAAGTACTGATTCAAGAAATCGAAATCAGTGATGTAGTTTGTAGGCAATGTTGCCTTTGATGCAGATGGTTGTAAAAATACCCCACCAGCCTGTAATGTACCAGCCATGTTTTCTTAATTTTTAGCTTTGTTTCTTAATAATTAACCTGTTTCCTCGCTCAGCGTCAACAGCTTTAATGCTAAACCCTCCATTTTGCACAACTTGAGGTGTATTACGAGACATGTCAATATTTTTAGAACTAGCCTCTAGTTCTTTGGCATTGTCTGCTCTACCCTGGTCATAAGCAAATTTAAAAAATTTGTCTGGGTCTAACGCTACAGCAATTGAGCGATGATAAGCTTCAGCATCTTTAAGTTTACCGTCTGCATCTAAAAACTTATTAATAAAGTTTAGTACGCTAGATTGTTCAACTTTAATTTCTCCCGTCTCTTTCGGCTTGTAAACAATCTTGTTTCCATCTTCAGTTTTAAATCCGAAACCTTCGAAATCTGAAGAGAATAACTCATCTGTTTTTTGCTGAAAGTATTGAGCTTTCTGTTGCTGTTCTTCGCCTTGCTTCGTCGAAGTTTCTTTAGCTTTTCTAAATTCTTCCCAAGCACTCTTCTCTTCTTCTGGAACATCAAGTCCTCTTGACTCAAGAGGAGCTTTGTACTGTTCTTTCAAAGCATTAAGTTCTTTGGTAGCTTTAGCAAGCTCTTTTTTCTTTGCCCGTTCTCTTTTAGAAATGTCAGCATCATCTGCATATTCATCATATCCAAACTTATCGTTAATCTCTTCCATTAACTCTTGACGAGTCAACTCAGGATTCTCATTTGAATACCACTCTAAAAGTACTTGGTCTGGATCCATGGAAGTGTAGTCTTTGTTTAACTTCATAAAGTCATCCAACCCTCTTCCTGTCTCCTTTTTATATTTCTGAAATGCAGCCACATCTTCATCCAACTCTTTCTCAATTACCTTTGGCTCTTGAAATAAGTCGTCAAAAGACTCAACTTGCTTTCCATATTTCTTTTCAAAGAACGATTTTACTTTATCTTCATCAATCTCAATATCAATTGGATCGATAATAGTTTCTTCTTCTGTTTTAGTCTCTTCAGCTACTTCAGGAACAATAACATCTTCACCTGCCGCAGCTAACAATTCAGCTTCTCTTACTTGTAGTGGCTTTTGCTCAGCATCTTCTACAAGTCTTACTTTAATTTCACTCATTTGATTTAATTTTTACAAAATTAGTAATTTTTATTAATTTTTATTTCAGTGCATTATACCAACAAATACCCATTTGATATAAAAAACACTATGCTCCATTTTACGCGGTCGCTCCAAAATGCTGGGCTCATCTTACCTTTTGCAATATTCTTTGCGTGACGCGCTTTGAACGACGCTCTTCTATTTTTAGCAGCTTCAGACTCACCTTCCTTTTTAGGACTTCCACTTACGCCTTGCTGTCCAAATCGAATAATCTTTTCCTTACCATTCTCACATGCCTTAACAACATGCGACTTAGTAGGATGCCCAGGAGTCTTCTTAGACGTATTGCACTTCATTTCTGACTTCTTGATCATATCTATTTATTTTGGTTCGTAAGACTCCATATCGAAATCACCCAAATCATCTAGGCTACTTTCGAAGTCAACTGGAGGTAAATTATTTTTACGCTGATCGATTAATTTAGATTGAGCTGAAGCTTGCTTCAATACTCTTTCGTCCTTAGCTCTCTCAGCTTTATCTGTTTTCTTTAGAATAGTATCAGCTTCCATACCTCTCAACTCCATGTTGATTTGGAATTCTTTATCCATCAACTGAGATTTAAGAGCAGCCTCAACTTGAAGTTGCTTAATAGCCAAGTCAGACTCAGTTTGTCTAACAGCCATTTTAGCTTGTGCTTCAGCCTGAATAGCTTGCATCTTAGCTTCGGCTGCCATAGCTTGAGACTGTTGGTTAAGTTGTCCTTGCATCTGCATCTGAACATCCTCACGCTCTTGCTTATCTTTCTGACGTTTCTTACGTTTAACTTTCAACATCTCGTTAGCCAACTTCACGTTTCTAATTGTTCGGATATCAATAGCATCCTCTAACTCAATTGAACCTGTTTGAAGTGACATCTGAATGTTTTGCTCAAGCATAGCCTTTTGCTCTTCATCTGGAGACATTTCAATGAATATACCAAAGTTATATAAGTACAACTCCTTAATCTCCTCAAGTATTTTCATGTTATACTTCCCAATTTTCATTGCGAAATCTTCTGCCATGTCAGAGTACTGAAGAATGTCAGCAACACGTAACGATACGCATTCAGCTAAAGTCTTGGTAATATACATACTTGCATCTAATATATGACGTGTAGCCACGTTACTATTAAGAGCAGCAAGTTTCTGTAATCCAACTAACGCGTCAGGATCTGGAGTTGAGCCATCTCTAGCCTCATTAAGTCCAGTTACGTCGCGTATCATGTTTAAGTTATGGTTGTAGTCAGCAACAAGTGACTGCATCTTCTCGTAAGAAGAGCTTGTGTTTAATTGTTGGATTGGAACTCTAGCGTTATTAAAGTCCCCATCTTGCGTAAAGCTACGTCCAATTACCGATCCCGTTTGGAAGTATAATCTTAATGCATCCTCTGGAGTGTATGCAGCTCCTGTACCTAAATCAACTTCATTGATACCATCAGCGTCAATGAACACCCCATCAGGAACAATACGTGACTTAACTTGTTGTAACTTCAAGTGAGTCATCTGAATCTGATCAGCAAAAGGAATCATACGTCTAACTAAAGACTCAACAACACCTTTGTACATTCTAGGAGCACAAGCAATATAGTTTGGATATGCATGTTGCATGGAAGATTTCTCTCTTACCATGTTTTTAGCCATTTCCCACTTAATCATTTTTTGAGTACCCATAATCATGATACCCTCATACCAAACGTCTTTCTTTACTCCAAGTCTTTCGAAGTTCTCGTTTGGCTCAGGATTGAATGATGAATCCTTCTTGATTACCTTCTCTCCACCTGTTGACATTTTCTTTTTCTTATATACAAAATCCTTAGTGGTTTTGTAGTTAAAGTAAAGTAATGTAATAATATCTTTTTGGAATATATCATATCGACGCATTGACGGATAGTTCTCCGACCATGCAGAAGACATGCTACGTATTTCTTCTAGTTCTTTATCTGTTAAATCTGGATTGATTTTAAGTAGCTCATTGATATGAACCATCTTAACTTCACCCCAATAGAAACAATCATCAAAGTAAGGATCTTCAGTGTAACTGTAAACAATATTAGCTGGATCAACGTAACGTAATCTTACTCCGTCTCCCTTTAAAAACTCATGCTTACCAACACCAATACCAAGTACAGTGATGTCGTAGTTAATTCGGTCTCTAATTTCATCATACTTGTTTTCAAGCATAATTGTATCAATAGCAACCTCCTCAGCAATCTCGATAGCAGGCTTGTAATTTAACTGCATGTATAAAGATAACTCGTCATCATCCTCTGGCAACTTCTCAGGATCAACATTAAATGCGTCAATACCGAACTGTTCTTTTGTTTGATTCAAGAAATCTTTAGCAATCATATCAGCTTCAATCATATCTTGAAACTCGTTTCTCTTCTCTGCTGAAATAACATCTTGTGAAAACGCTTTGATTGACATCTCTCTGTCTCTCATTCCGTTAACAACGATATCTACGAATTTAGGTATAATTGGAACTGGAGTAAAGTCTAAGTTTAAGTGAGACAAGTCACCGTCTGTTGACATCTCATTCTTGTACTTAGATATAGGTTGTTCCGCGCGAGCATATAATCTCCTCTTATGGAACTCAGCCCACTGGTCATAAAATCGACAACTACCGCCTCTTCGCTCAAACCATTCCATCGAAATAGCGTTACCAACTTGTCGACCATACTCCATCGTTTCTTTCTGAACATCAGGGACAAGCTCGGATGGGAACGCTTGATACGGAATCTTTACCTCTATACTCATTTAGTTAATCTTTCAATTTTCAAAATTACGATTAATTTCTGACAATTTTACTCGTAGTACCCGAATTGTCATATCTTGGGAGCCTAACAGTCAGCTTTGGTTTCTCTGCTTTTGAAACAAATGCGTGTCTATTTGTAGCCATGATTGCTAGACCACTGCTAATCGAGGCATCATGCTTAGTTCTGTTGTTGATATCGAATCTAGCCCAATCCTCTAAAGTACGCGCGAAGTACATCTGTCCCATGTCCTCTGGGTCGCGATATGTTCCTTCTGCATCTATACCAACGTACTTCTCGATATAAGTCTCAATACCACTTGCGTGAGCTTGCTTAACGTCTTCCGAACTGTTAGGTATACCACCTAATTCCTTCTCAGTTTTAGATAGCATATGAATTTTCTTATCTGGACGGTTGATCGAGAAATTTCTGTATCCACGGTTCTTGAAGTGATATAATAAACGCTGCTTATTATTCTCAATAAGAATAGGCATACCGTAGAATACACAAGCCATTAGCACCTCCTCAAAGAATATCTCAGCTGTCTGTGGACGAGCAATGTACTCTAAGAAAAAGAAGTTGCTTGGTGCGTTATCTATAGTAAACCCAGTCTTCCCATGTAATGCTCCGTTAGACGCGCGTCCATCAACTGTACCTGATATATCGTATGGGTCACACCCGAATGCACCGATATGTTCGTTGCCAGGATAAAATCCTCCGTTACGTTTGATTACGTTATTTTGCATTGCTTTCTCAGGCATCCAAGTTACAGCGAATCTTCCTCGCACATCTGGAGTCCATACAACCTCGCTATCTAACTTACCATCGCGCCAATGAAACGAACCGCGCACAACTACTCTGTCTCTAATCAAAGATTCGTTGTAGTCTATTTGTTGGTATATTTTTGTTAAGTTGAATATACTTGACTTAGATTCGTCTCTAAATGCATGCGACTCAGTTCTAGGAAACTGTCTGTACCATTCATTCAATGCGTCAGGATCTGCTTTGAGTGACTCAACCTCGTTATTCCAATACGAAACAACACCTTGTGTAATCATCTCACCGTCAGCGCCTTTCACGGGAACTTTTGGGTCGTCTATAACAGCGTGCCCGAATTCATCAATATATCCCTCAAAATTGTAATCCATCGGGATGAATAAAGAGTATAGTCCACTTTTCGTTTGACCATTTTTGTTCCTTTTCTTAGGGTCCGAATCATAATATAAATCTTTGTAATTTTGTCCTCCTTTTAGTAATGCATTTGCGGTAGACCCCATCATGCACTTACCTGTGATACGCGAACCCAAACGTAAACACGTTTTACGTACACGCCATCCATTTAAAATATTGTTTGGTCGCTCTAACTTAGCAGCCTCATCCTCAACTAGAAACAGTAACTTTTCACCATCATAGGCATTTTCGTCTGTGTTTTTCCAGTCAATTGTTGTGTCAAGCCCTTCAATCTCTTCAACCTCAGACTCTTCGTACATGTTCTTCTTTGTAATCCTAGATGCAGGAAGCCTAAACGCTAACTCCGTCTTTGGATTATCCATACCATCTTGCACTGGCTTGAAGAAGAATGGGTAGTTCTTTACAATTGGAACAACCTTATCCGTAAACATTTTCTTCGCGTCACCACCTGTCTTAGAACATATACCAAGGCGAGCATCCTTAGAAATAGTTCCTATGTTAGATGTCTCTGAAGCTGACATAAATGAAAATCCTGAACGTCTGTTCTTTAGGTAAATCATCCCAAAGCATCTGTTGTCAGCCTTACATGCTTCCCAATAAATAAAGTAAATTCTATTTGACTCACGGAAATCAGGTAGACCAACGTCGATCTTAGACCAGTTAAGGTACATGTAGTGACTTCCCGTGATGTATGTTTTCTTTCCTTTGTTAATGAACCAATGACCGTTCTCACGTTTGTCAAACTCCTTCTCGATGTAGTCAACATACTTCATCTTGAATGGATTATCCTTTCTATTCCAATCGAATATAGTTTTGATACGTGAAAGCTCTTGTGGTATTGGAGTAGGTTTCCATTTATTACCGTAGTCATCAGCTTTGTCTGGAGTAGCAGGAAGAGCTATGTAAAGCCCATTGATATAGTAAACATCACCTATTGTTCCGTCCTTAGAGATGATAATTAAATCAAGCTCTTCGTTGTAGCCATACTTCCATTTCTTGCCTCTATTCTTGTTGGCTTTAGAAACTTTATCTACGTAGTTCGGTGCTAGTTCGTATAATGACATATTACTTTGCTCTTCGTTCTGCAAAACTAGATGGAGCAACAACTTGCCCACCCATCTCAGCTGCCTCAATCTCAAGCTCTTCTTGCTGTACACGCGCTAATATCTCAAGCGCATCAAATATAGCCAGCTTCTTGGATTGAGCAGCTCTAGTTAATTTATCAGCAGCTAATCCATCTTCAGTGGAATTATCTGCATTTAATCTGCTATGAATCAAAGGTTCTTCAGCAATCTTTATCAACTCATCAACTGCTTTTCTACCTGCCTTACAGATTCTTTTCTTTTTGTCAATTATTGATTCTTCCATACCAAGTTTCTTTTATACATTCTGTACATTAACTTATTGTCAATCTTAAACTCATACTCAGAGTCTGGCTGAAATGAAATGATTTCACCTGAATTGATGTTAGGGTCGGAACTGTACTCGATAGTACCGTAGAGCTTCTTAAATGCGCCCATATCGTCGCTAGGTAAAGGTGACACAAACATGTAAGGTGATGGAGCTTTCCATTCTCCGTTTGGATTGCGATATAGAAACAATTCCATATCCTCCACAATATAGTAGTCTTCGAAAACATGAGCGCTCCCACTTTTTTCACGACCCTTCATATCTGAATACTTTCTGAATATATTATGGTGTACGATAACCTCGTCACCAACAGAAACATCTCCGTCGTAATTATGTGGAAGCGCAATAACAGTAGCGTACCTATTTGTAGCCTTATGATCCTCCTGTGAAGTACTTGTTATAAGTTTCTTGCCTTCACCTAAGTCCTTTACGTTGTCGTATCGCTTTCCACCTTTAGGTTGTACTAAAAAGTGAAATATTGATTTCATGTTAAAAGTCTATGTTATGCTCTACTGAAATTGGAACGGTAACTGTGAATGTCTTCCACAATACCACCTCTTCTGAATCATTCTTAATGTGGATTAAATAATCTCCTTTTTCATTAATTGTGATTGAAGATATTCTATGAGAATTACCTAAAACATCTTGACCTACAATAAAATGCATTGCATTCTTGTAATCTGGACCAACTGATATTTTACGAATTAAACTCATTTTTCAACTTCGCCTGTAACTAAGTTAATTGCTTTAGCTTGATACTCTTCTTTAAGTTGAGCTTCAATACCAATCAACTCTGCTTTAGCAGCATTAATAGCTTCTTTGACTTCTTGTTTACGTTCAACTACCATCATTTCGTGTAACGCGATGTCAGCCATTTCAGAACGTAAATTCTGGTAACTTGAATGTGCAGCTCTCAATTTATCGAGACTGTCTTGTGTTAATTTTTCCATTTTATTTAATTTAGTTTTGCAAATATAAGAAAAAAGGCGATTAAACAACCGCCTTAATTCCTAAACTTCTTAGTGTGTCAAGCGCATTTATCACTTGACCAGATAAAATAATGTATTGATTGACAGTCCAGTCTATTGACACGGATGCTGGTGCTGTTGAAGGAGATACAACCTCATCATTCAACATTGATACAGTTGGATCTAAAATATAAGTCCCAGATGTAGTTACACATGCTTGCATAAATTTATTAACAAACAGTTGAGTTGAACCTGTTGTAACTGTACCTAATTGAGTACCGATAGCTGAATTTGTTGTATTTACGCTAATTTTTACAGTAGCTCCACCATTAGCCCCAACCTTTTCAAAAATTCCTCTTAGCTCAATTACATTACCAGTTTTAACCGTGTTAGCTGGAATCAATAATGAATCCAAAATAACAGGAGTTAAGCTTGATGTCGCATTTGATAAATTAGCTTTAGAGATAACTTTAGCAAAAGCATCGTTCAAGTTAAATACATTACCAGGAGGTGTGTTCGGTCTATAACCGAACACGTAGTCCCCTTCTTGGTATGTTAATATGTTATATGCGTCTAATTTCATAATTATGCTAATAATATTTTACGTGTTACTCCATTAATAACAACAGTCCATGTTTGTGTACTTGATAATGATTCTGTAGTAACCGTACCTGCATTTTGACCACTGCTTCCAACAACGAATTGATTATTAGCTGTAGCCGTTGCATTATTACCTAGAACAACACATCCTGCGTATGTTAATGATGTAGCTCCAGTTCCTATTACAGTAGAGAACGAACCTGTTATAGCATTATTTCCTACAACGACACTTCCAGTAGTATTATTAGCAGCAGTTGTAGCATTTGTTCCTACTGCAATATTATTTGATCCTGTTGTTAATCCAATATGAGAGAAGTGACCAAAAGCATTATTATTATTACCTGTAGTATTATTACCTAATGAATAAACACCTAATGCTGCATTGTATTCTCCAACTGTATTAGAATACATGCTGTTTTGTCCTAATGCAGTATTGTAATTACCCCTATTAAAAAATAAAGATTGATGTCCAATAGCTGTATTCTGAGTACCTGTAGTTCCTATTGCGGATGCTCTAGTACCTATAATTGTATTATAATATCCATTTGTGTTAGATCGTCCTGCGAATGTTCCAATAAATACATTATCTGCTCCAGTAGTCATCGCTTCTCCTGCTGCATGTCCTAAAGCATTATTTTGATCTCCAGTTGTCAAAGATTTAAGGGAATCAGTACCTACACTAGTTGAACTAACTGCTGTAGTTAACGAACTAAGTGCTTTATCTCCAAAAGTGGTATTAGATGGGATGTTATTTTTTCCGTTATTCCAAACGGTAACGTCTGTTACATCATACTCAAGATTTGGTACAGAAGGTCCTTGAGGTCCTATTGCTCCATTTGCTCCAGCTACCCCTTGAGGTCCCGCTGGACCTTGAGCTCCTTGAGACGCTAATAAAGCCCAATTTGTAGTGTCTAAATCTGGAGCTACTGTACCAGATGTATTGTTAATACAAAAGTAAGAAGCTCCACTGTATCCAACTGCATCATCAATAACATAAGTATTTCCAGACACCCAAGCCCCTTGCCAGTTTAATCCAGCTGGACCTACTGGACCTACTAGACCTTGAGGACCAATAGGACCCTGAGGACCTACTGGACCCTGAGCTCCAATACCGTCAAAGTTTTGTTTTCCTACTTGGTTAAATCTAAAAGTGTCAAAAGAACTTGACGTATAAGCTGCTCCATTTGCGTCTGTAATCTCTGTTAAGAACATACCTCTAAATACAGGGCTTCCTTCATACAAAAAGTCGTAAGATGTAACTGCTGTTTTTAGTTTTTCAATTTGAACGTTAGCTGAATTAAATTCATGTGTAAGATTGCTTACTGAATCCTCAACAATAACAAACGCTCCTGTTTTGTAAATTTTGTAACTCATTTTTTATCTGTTTTTAAAAGTTTTTCAAGAAATCTATTATAGTATCGCACTTTACTCCTACTGGTAGTTCTATAATGAACTCTCCTTCAGTACCAAGTATAATAACTTTAACAGCTTCTCCCATTGTACAAAGATAATTATTTTTAATTACTTACCTTGACCTCTGTATTTTTTAGTATATAGCTTGCTGCTCTTAAGTTTACTCTGCTTGGTCTTACCATGCACACCTGGTCTGCTTACCTTTACTGCGCTTTTAGCAGATCCCGTTTCCTTTACTTTAGCCATCCGTAATATTTTTTAGTTAATTCAGATCTATGTGATAAACCATTTGTTCCTCCATTTATTCGTTTAGTAACTGAAAGTATCGTAGCGTCAGTAACTCCCTTGTCGCAAATATCCCATAGCTTATTTCTATCAAAGAAAAATAATGCAGATTCAAAAGCGTAATCTGAAGAAACTAAATCTGGGTTAGTCATGATCTCTTGATTCTTAATGTGGTTAGCGAAGTTTTGATAGTTAGATTTACCAGTCAACTGAATAGCTCCTCGTCCTCTAAACTTCCATCCATCTTTAGAAGCCTCATCTCCGTTACCCATTCTATTAGCGTAAGCTCTACTTGCAATCTTCTCTGGATTGCGTGCATAAGCGTTAGCTATTATACTTGTAGGGAAATACTTAGGGAATGTTTTCTTGAGTCCTTCAGCTGAGTAGTTTAAGTTTTCAGTAAAGAATTTAAACTCTGCACTTTCATGTGAAAGTTGCGCAAAGAAATGCGCTGCTCGCTCTGGATTTAACTTGTAAAACTTAGCAGCTTTCTTTAATGTATTAGGTCCAAAATCCCCATCAGGATCTACTCCTATCTTTTTTTGAAGATTAACTAAACTCATTTTTTGAATATTTTCTCAATAGTAGTTATACCTAGCGCGCCTCCTGCTAGAAACGCTACAGCCCAAACTAACGCGTCTGTTCTTTCTATAAATAAAGCAATCATAAGTGACAGCGAGCCAAGCACTCCAACTACCCTTTTACTAGATAGCTGTCCATTTTCGTCACAGAATATTTGCTTCATTTATTCATTTTAATCATAAGCTCTTTAACAGCTTCTGCTAAGTCACTTATATTTTTTGTTAAGTTACGTATTTCCAATTGGGTTGTTTCCAGTATCTGTTGGTACTTTAATCTACTTTCTTGCTCAACAAGTTCAATCTTGCCTTTTAGTTTTCCTGTATCTTCTACAGCTTTTCTAACATCACTATGGACCATCTTTAAAAAATATCCAATTATACCAACAGCGGTAATTAATCCAAATTGTACGTACTGATTCATCTTTTGTTCAGGTAATATTTGTAAACTAAGTACACTAAGAATAACAAAAAGAACGTAATCGAAACTCCCATTAAGAAGAATTTCCATACAAATCCTTTATCTTGTTTAGCGTAATATTTTACAGGTATTGTTCTATTGATTATTCTATCTACAATAACGGTATCAGATTCTCCTTGAACATAAACACTATCGCCTTTCATCCAAACGCGAACAGTAAGTTGATCTTTTTGTATCGTAATAGTATCATGAAGTCTATCAACTTGAACTACAGTATCTACCTTAACCTCTGGAACTATAACTCTAACTGTATCAATTAATTGTATAGAATCTGTTGTAAGTAAGTATGGGTGTTTCTCGATAAGCCTAGTGAATCTACGCTGTGGAGTGCAACTAATTGCTGCTAAGACAAGTATAAATAAGTATAATCTCATAAGATGCAAAGATACTATTTTTTAAGTAATTGTAATTCTTGGTACAACGCTAAAAGTTGAGCTTCTTTATCTGCAATTAATTCCTCTTGTGTAGGCTCATCTACTTCGATAAAACGAACTTCTACTAATCCGTTTTCATCATATATTTCGTTTCTAATTTGCGCCATGATTATGTTGCTCTAAATATTACATAAGGTATTGCACCACCATTCAAATTCCCAGAAGTTGGTGTTGTTAATGTTGCTGGAAGTGATAAGAATGAACTCGCAATAAACCAAGATTGATAAAATTGAGTTGTACTTGAGTTAGCAATTATAGGAGCAAAAGGAGCAGTTGTAGATGTTAATGCTCTTACCCCAACAGCACCATTTGAAACCATTGAAATCCAATAAGTAGTACCCGCATTAAATGTGAATGAAAATCCTGTGACTGTTTTAGTTCCAGTTGTAGTAGTTATAGCAGTAGCTGATTCGAATAATTTAGAATACGGAACTCCATCTAAATCACTATAAATTACGACTTTTAAAAGTCCACCAATCAACAAAGTAGTAACTTGCATTGTTAATTCACTAACAGTTAAGTCATAGGCTGGTGTAAATGCACTTAAAGTCAAAACACCGCTTGTCATCGTTGTAACATTTGTAGCTATTCCTACTCCTGTACCGTAATAAAATCCACTTCTCGGTTTTACTAATACGTGTGTAGCTAAAATATTTCCACTACCACTGATAGTTAAATCTCCACTTCCTAAAAGTGAGTTTCCGTTTATTGATTTAATGTTTGTTCCTGATACAAGCGTATCTTGTTTTAGCGCAATAGCAGCAGCTTGCGCTGTGCTAACTGGTTTATTTGCATCACTTGTATTGTCTACATTGCCTAGTCCAACTGAAGCCTTATCAATTGTCCATGATCTATCAGATGATAAATCTTGAGTAGTGCTATTTATAGTAAGTGTACGAGAAGTTGGTACATAGCTTCCTGCTGCCTGATACAACGTGTCAAAATAAGTCTTAAGTGTTGCTTTTACATTAGCCCAACTTAACTTCTTCCAGATATTGCTATCTTCTGTATCTTGTAATAAAACAGAGTCAGCATCTACTGGAGTTGTTTTACTTATTGTAGTATTTACGTCATGTAACTCACCAAGCTCATATCCATTATCTATCTTTACATAAATCTGACCTTGAGTTATGTGAGCCCGAACAACGTAACCTATTATAACTGTGTGTGTAGGTGCTGTAGGTTTAATCTTAGTTACTCTACCTGCTACTGTTCCAGATAAATACAACATATCACCGTCAGCCCAAGTTTCACCTTGTAATGACCCAGTTGTATTAATATTTTTTACAAGACCGCTAGTTGTAATAAACCCTTCTTGATTTTGTAGTATAGTTTCAGTAACCATACCTAAAGTCTCAGCACTATTAGCATCATTATTTGCTTGTGCTAAAGCAACCTTAAGTCTATTACCTTGAGCTCCTCCAATCTTAACTACTTGATAGTTGGCTTCTAATAAGTCTATTAATGGATCTGTTTTATTTACAACTCGCGCAACTTGTTCTTGTCCAATCTGTAAAGTAACGTTTCCTCCTAAAAGCTTGAATTCTAAAGTACCATCTGAATTATTCCACCCTAACTTACCTACTCCTGGAGTATATGTAGTTGGAGTTGTATCAATTTGTATCCATCCAGCTGATAAACCATATTCACCTAAATCAACGTTACCTGTGGCTCCAGTATACGGAACGTAACTTCCTCCACCACCAGATGGCACAGCCCATGTTCCATCTCCACGAAGAAACTTTGTATTATCATAGGTGCCAGATCCCAAATTGAATAACGGAATCTTATCATTGTTATCCATTGGAACTAGCCTGCCTAAAAGATATTTAGCTGGGCGAAGTTCTATCATGCAAATCTATGTTTTGGATTATTTGGAAATATTTCGTTATCAAACTTAATTTCTAAATCAGTCATCACATCAACATGATATCCATCTAGAAAAGTAGCTTCAGTAACAATTTGTTGATTTTCAATCACAGCTGGTGTATCTACAATACGTCCAATATAAACAACAGCTTTTGTTTCAGATGCATATGAATTAGTTTCATTTCCATCTAAATCAGTTGATCTGACTAAAACTCCTTTAGCTAATAAATCTGAAATAGCTTCATCCTTATCTATGTATTTTAATTTTGCTATCATAATGTTGTCAATTGTGCAAGTTGAATATTTGGTAGCCTAGTCATCCATAGTCCTAATACATTTAATCCAATTTGCTGTTTATAAGTACCTAAAGAAAAAGATACATCAGATATATTTATAGCGCTGCATGTAGGAACAGTTCCGCTTGATTCTGTATCAACTTGTACTCCATTTACATATAATGCAAAATCATTATTTTTATACGCACCGCAAATCTTATACCTGCCTTTTACTAAAGGTGTGTTATATTGTAGAAATGCTCCAGTTGAAAATTCAAAGTAAAGTAATTTATTACCTGCTATGTATAAATCAATCCTATTTGAACCGTTATACAATTCAATAGGAATAAAATCCTTTGATTCTCCATTGTAGTAGAAGTCAAATAAAATAGTTCCTTCTGTTTGTCCAATTAGATCGCTAATTCCTGTTTTATTAACTGAATCAGCGATTCGCGTTACACTTGATGTATCTGTTGGTATATAAGATGTTACATAATATCCTTGCTCAAGTTGTTGACCAAATAAGTAAGATGTACCTATATTAGTCAAAGTTCTAAATATATTACCAGAAGATGAAGTATCGACTCCTGTTATAGAGCATCTATACCAGCCGAAATTAAACTCTTGAATATTTGCGGTAACAGTACCTGAAGTACTTGTTACTGTTCCTGTATTTAAATCAAAAGAAGCTTCAAACGTATTGCTTGTTATAACATTTGTATGAAATAGCGTTATAGTATTAGATGTGCCTTTTTTAGCAAAAATACTATATGTTATATTACCGCTTCCAGAAGTAATTGTGTAAATATCATTATTATTAGCGGAAGTAGTATCAAACTTTTCTGCTTTATTTGTTCCGAATGGATCAATAGTATCTGTTGTATTCTCTGTTACTGTAAATACTCCTCCTGCAAAATCAAAACCGAATCCGACAATTAATTTTTCACTGTAAAATCTTAAATTCGTTCTTTGTGGCTCAATTAATATAGTCGGGCAAGTTCCATTGCTATAATCTAATCTTGGAATATTCTCTGACATATACTCAAGCATATTACTTGAATCGACCCTATTTGCATAAGATCCTCTAATAACAGACATGTCTCCACTTCCATCTACAGGCTTAAGCGCATAAATAGATCCAGCTACGTATTGATTTGGTGTTAATATGAACGAAGCATCATCGTATAAACTCATGTTATTGTATTTAAAAATGATCTCAAGCAAGATTCAGCCTCAAAAGTACCTCCTCTAGCTTTAAATGTAGCTATAATTTTACTGACAATATCTGTGCTTGCAATAGAATCCGTCTGTATCGCAATTGCTATAGCGTTAATCGATGGCATCTTACCAAAGAGCTAAAATGTTTGTAGCTGTAGTACCTTCAGCAAATACTCTGTTCACTTGAACAGGCAAGAATGTACCAGGATTAGTTGAAACGAATGTTACTTCATCTCCACCGTCAGTCATAACTTTAATATCGCCACCTGAACCTGTGTAAATTACACATGCTAATGTAGGTCCACTTGGGTATCCTACATATGGAATATCTACAGTATTACTTGGCGTTACTGCCGCAGCTCTACTTACTTGTAATTTTTGTGTTGCCATTATTTCTTTGTTGTTTTACCGTTTGCACCTTGTCTAGCTCTGTTAGTCTTTGCTTTCTCTAAAGTCGTTTTCCCGTTCTTCATGTGAGAAACATCCTTACCATCACCTACTGAACTTTTGCCAGCAGCATGATTCTGTCTGTTAACTCTGTTAAGCTCTACTCTTCGCTCTACCTCAGACGGCTTTTTATTAAGCTTCTTTTGGTACGCGAGTTTCTTTGCGTAAGCTTCAGGATTTTCCTTGTAGTACTTAGCAGTTCTGCCCAGCGCCATTTCCTCTTAGTTTGAATCCTCGTTTCTTTTTCTCAAGCTTCTCCATTTTTTCCATGGACTTAGACTCAGACTTCTCATGAATTCTCATGGCTTTCTTAGAAGGATAAGTCTCCTTACCTCCATATTCTTTTATCATTTTTGCTTTCATATCCACAAAGATAACTATTTTTGTATTATGAGAAAAAAGATAAACACTAAAATAGTCAAATCTACTCCAGTTGTCTACAGACGACATAAAGCAAATGATTATCTAAAGTATCATAGAATCGTAATGGCTTGGGCTAGAAAGAAGTACAACATAACGACTGTACACCTAGAAATGTTATTCTTCCTATATAGCGAAGATATATTTACCATGACTAGGTTTAAAGACTACAGCATGATCATGCCGTTCGATCGATACAAGCTTGAAAGAATGATTGAAGATGGATGGATTAGAATGTGGCGATCAGATAAGGACCACAAGACGCCGCTGTACGAACTTACTACTGTTGGTAAGCAACTTGTAGCTACGGTATACAAAAAGTTGAATGGTGAGCAGTTAATCAGCGAGTCAGCCAAAATAAATGGACTTATCGACAAGACAAATCAGAAGGCTAGAATTTACTCAATCGCGATCCGTAAAATGAACCGCGATCTACGTAAAAAGAAAATGCAGGAGCGAACAGTTCTTGTAAGTCCTGACGAATAGTATTACATAACAAGTACAACGTCGCGTTCCTGGATCACGAATACATTACTGCCGTCAGGCAGTCGCAATAAGTGACCTGACGATTTATTGTAAAATATCTCGTCACCTATCTTCATTGTAGTGACCTCATCGCTCTTGTCTTTAACAATGCCTCGTTGGTATAGTGCACCAGTGACGGTCGCTGCCGTCATCTCGAATCCTGATGCACTTTTTCTTTCGTTGACTACCTCAACTAAGATAAATCTATTTAGTACTGCCATCGTGTTCAGTAATTATACAGTTAGTACTTAAAATGGTTGTTGCAACTGACACTGAGTTGCGTATCGCGTTCTTTGTTACTTTAGTTGGATCGATTACACCTTCTTCAATCAAGTCGCAGAAGCTTCGTTTCTTAACGTCGTAACCCAACTCACCAATAGTAACCTCGTTTACTATTTGATCAATATGAGCATCCTCACGTCCGTCGTTCAATAACATCTGACGCAACGGAGTTTCTACTGCTGTGTGCACAATTTCGAAAGCAACGTCGCGCGCATCAATGTCAAGGTCTATGAATGCATTGATGATAGCGCTTCCTCCACCTGGTAGAATTCCTTCTTCCTTAGCAGCACGAATAGCAGCTACCGCATCGTCAACTCTATCTCTGATTTCTTTCTGCTCAACACCACTTGCAGCTCCGACATGGATAATACCAAATCCACCAGAGATTGCCTGAAGTCGCGTATCGATATCTGCACTTGGCTCCTCAGCCTTCAAGTCAGCTACACGGTAGTCGATTCTTTCTTGCGCATCTTCTCTTGGCTCGATAATAGTAATCTGATCGGTAATAGTAACTTTACGCGCTACACCTAATCCTTCCATTGTGACCATCTGCAAGTCATCACCCGTTTCTTCAGAATAGTACTGAGCGTCCAACACATAAGCCAAGTCGCGCATGATGTCGTCGCGTCTGTATCCGTTCGATGGCGGTTCAATCACAGCAGCCTTAATATTTCCGTTAAGTACGTTGTAGTTAAGCGCGTTCATCGCGTTCGGCTCTAATGTTCCAACGATAAGTAATGCTCGGTTTGATTTAATAACTTCTCCTAAAATATGCTCCATACCATGCAAGTCATGTATCTTAGAGTCAAACAACAAAATGTACGGATTCTCAAGGACACATTCTTGCTTCTTTTGGTCTGTGATGAAGTAACGCGACGCGTAACCACGATCCAACTTAAGTCCTGTTACAATCTCCGAGTAAAGTTCGTCACCCTTCGAATCTTCTACCGTCACAATATCAACTTCAGCGAATACATCTGAGATTAGTTTGCCTATCTTCTCGTCGTTGTTCGCAGATATCGTTGCAATGTGGTGTAGCATGTCTCCTGTAACTTCTACTGACATATCGTCAAGCTTGCGGACTAATTCATTACACAGTTCGTTTACGTCTCTTAGAACGTCTATAACGGATCCGTGTTCTGGCTTGTAGTGTTTTTCAAATGCGTTAATGAACGCTTCAGCCAATACCACAGATGTAGTTGTTCCGTCACCTGCCGCTGATGCAGTCTTCTCACTTGCCTGGCGCAACATAAGTGCGGCAGTGTCGTGTATTTTGTTCTCAAATCGGATTGATCTCGCTACCGTAACGCCATCTTTGGTTATATGGTGACCTCCAATGTAATTTGGACCTTGCAAGATTACTGTTCGTCCTGATGGACCTAGTGTTGACTTCACTGCATCCGAGAAAAGTCTTATTCCTTCAATCAACTGAGCTCTAGCTTCAGCATCTCTGTGTATTACTTTATTCATATTTTAATTTATTTTGTCGCAAATATAGTATGTTTTTGCGACAGTTAGCATATTAAGTCTTCTAAATCTACGTTGTGATCGGTCATTATGTCGTAGAACTTCTCCTGATCCAAGTCATTCTTTCTAACGTGGTTCATTATGTCCCACAGAACACAAGCCATGTCGAGTGCTT